AATACTGCAAAGACCCAAACTATGCAAAAAAAGCAAAAGGTAAGAAAGTAAAAAAAGCTAAAGGTGGTCTTGTATCTATTAGAGGACAAGGTGCAGTCTTGCCAGATAGATTAAGATGAGCAAAGGACAACTACAATCATGGTTAGATGAAGAATGGGTCCGTATGGATGCCAAAGGCAACATTATTGGCTCATGTGGCGGTAGAAAAAAAGCAGAAGGCAAACCAAGATGTTTACCAAAGAAAAAAGCACAAGGTATGTCGAAAGATGCTAGAGCAAAAATAGTACAAAGAAAAAGAAGAAAAGACCCAAACCCAAACAGGAAAGGTAAACCAATAAATGTTTCGACTAAACTTAAAGAAGGAGGCTTTGTGAAACTTAGTAAAAAAGCAGATTTAAATAAAGACGGTAAATTTTCAGAATATGAAAAAGCTAGAGGTATGGCTATACAAAAGGCTATGGCAAAACAGAATAAAGTAAAAATGAAAAAAGGTGGCTTTATCGCAAAAGGTTGTGGTAAAGTTATGTCTGACAAACGTAAAGTCACAACAATGAGTTAGGAGTTAATATGCCATTTCACGGATTGAAACAAAAAAAATTAAAAGTAAAAAAACCTTTAACTAAAAAACGTGGCATGCCAGCTATGAAAAAATCAAAAGGTGGTAAAGTCATGAAGAAATCAAAAGGCGGCATGATGATGAAGAAATCAAAGGGCGGCATGATGATGAAGAAGTCTAAAGGTGGTATTATGATGAAAAAATCCAAAGGTGGAAAAATCATGAAAAAGTCTAAAGGTGGCAAAGTCATGAAAAAATCCAAGGGCGGAGTTATAGCAGGTAATGCAAACAGAAGAAGACAAAGATTGAAATAATTAGTGTCACATTTAATAAGTAACATTCCACACTTTAAGTGTTGGGTGCGGAGAGAATTCACACACAATCATGAAAAATATCATGACGAGTATATACATGCGTTAGCAATAGCCGTAAACACAATCCCTGATAGGTCTTTAAGTTTTCAAGTTGTTTTTACAGGTGAAGAAACTAACTGTGATGACAATGACGAACCTAACGTACATGGCGGTGCTATGTGGGCCAGGATGCCAATACAAGGTATTGTAGCCGATATGCCTATGGACGACTTTCCAAAACCTATGCAAAATCATATTGCACAACCTTGGGATTGTGAATCTAGAGAACACTCAGTAATAGTTATGGATAGAGTTAGTTCATCACCTTGGATAGCTAAAATAGATGGTGGGTTTTATACAGCTAAATATTTATTTACTGTAGATTATACAGGTTCTGATATTGCAGATGATTCTGCACAACATAAACAAAGTCATGTATTATATATAACAGAGGATTGTGAATGGAAAGGTAATTTAGTTGCTTTACCTAACAATAGAGTAAGAGCAACAAGTCCTGCTCTTTGGGTGACTGGCGAAGGTCCTCCAGATTTTAAACCATCTCAATGGACACACTCGGCAGAAGGACATGAGAGTTATCTAGACCCATCAATTACCTTTGATAATTTATATGAAGAATGATAGAAAATACAAAAAAACTAGATGTCTATAACATAAATAAAAAGTTTTTATCTAACTATCACGCCGAAAATTTAACAGATACAACAGAAAAAGGCGTCACCTCAGAAAAGTCTATGGTTTTAGGCACCCATACCGATGACAAAGGATTGACATATATATTGCCTGAATACAGCAAAGAAACAGGCGAAATAGAAAATCCTATGAAGAGGTTTAGACCTTTGATTATTAAGGGTATAATTAAAGGATATAATTCTGTTGAAGAGGCAGAGAAAGACAGAAAATTAATTAGAGATGAAATTTTAGGACTTAAACAAGAATAATGGCATTATCTGGTAGCACAAATTTTGAACCGAATATAACAGAGTTTATAGAAGAGGCCTATGAAAGATGCGGTTTAGAATTAAGGACTGGCTATGATTTAAAAACAGGTATAAGGTCTGCTAATTTAATGTTAGCTGAGTGGGCAAACAGAGGTTTAAACCAATGGACTATAGAAACTGGCACACAAACAGTTACAGAGGGAACTCCGAGTTATAATTTAGGAACAGATGTAATTGACATACTTGATGTGGTTGTCAGAAGGACAGATGGTTCAACCACAACAGATATTAATATGGATAGAATATCTAGGTCTGAATATTTTAATATACCAAACAAAGCTACAAAATCTAGGCCATCACAATTTTTTTTAGATAAACAAAATAATCCAGTTTTATTTTTATATCCAACTCCAGAAAACTCTACTGATGTAATTAGATTTAGTAAATTAACAAGAATGGATGATGCAGATAACGCAAGAAACACTATGGATATACCTTTTCGTTTTTATCCTTGTTTTGTTGCAGGTTTAGCGTATTACATAAGTATGAAAAAAAGTCCCGAAAGAACAGACCAATTAAAGTTAATATACGAAGAAGAATTTAGACGTGCAGCAGACCAAGATGAAGATAGAGCATCATTTAAAATAAGACCTTTTTCAAGAGGTGCTTATTAATGTCATATGCTATAGGGAAATTTGCTTTAGCCCATTGTGATAGATGTGGTTTTCGGTATAAACTATTAGAACTTCGTAAAGAATGGAACGGCCTCAAAACTTGTCCTGAGTGCTACGAAGAAAAACACCCACAATTAGAACCACCTACAAATGTTGCAGATGCAGAAGCTTTATATGACCCTCGTCCTGATAATGACAAAGAAAATACTCCTGGCCGAGTATTCACGAATACTGATACCATTGGCTCAAACTTTGACGGCTTTTCTGCGACTTCTAGTTTAGGAAGTGTTACTATTACTACATCATGACATTAGCAGAGTTAAAAACTTTAATTCAAAATTTTTGTGAATCAACCGAAACAACTTTTGTTAACACCTTAGACGATATAATAAAAAATGCAGAAGAAAGGATTTTTGAAGAGGTACAGTTTGATTTTTTCAAAAAAAATGTAACAGGTAATGTTACAGCAGGCAGCAGATTTTTAACCTGTCCAAGTGATTTTATTATGCCTTTTAGTTTGGCAGTTATAGATTCAAACAGCGACTATCATTTTTTAGATAAAAAACACCCTAGCTTTATGCAAGAGTACGCTGAAGACATATCAGACACAACTATTAGAGGACTTCCCCTATATTACGCACAATATGACAAACAACTATCAACAGGCTCTGACAACGGTTCTACTTTAATAATCGCACCTGTACCTGATAATAGTTATTCTGTCGAACTATCATATTTATACAAACCAAATTCATTAGTGACAGATACTACTGGCACTTGGTTATCAAACAACGCTAGAAATGGTTTGCTTTATGCGTCTTTAGTAGAGGCATATACTTTTTTAAAAGGTGAACAAGATTTATTAGCTTTGTATGAAGGACGTTACAATCAAGAAATTTCTAGATTAAAAAATAGAGCTGAAGCTAGAAGTCGTCAAGACGAATATAGATATGATGCTTTACGAAAAACAGTTTCGTAATTAAAAAAAAGGGAGGAAGTTAAAAGATGAATTGTTGGCACTGTAACACAGAGTTAATATGGGGTGGGGACCACGATATTGATGACGAAAATGAACAATATAGTATTGTAAGTAATTTAAGTTGTCCTAAATGTGACAGTTTTGTAGAGGTATATTTACCGAAGGAAATAAAGGGAGCAGAATGAAAAGAAAAACACCTGTAAAAAAACTCAAAGATGCAGCTATTGCTATTGTGGGGCTTGGTAATAGTTGGTACGAATACAATATAGCTAAAACACATGGGTCTCGGTTTGATGAGGTTTGGGCTATAAATGCAGTAGCTAGTGTAATTTTTCACGATAGAGTATTTATGATGGACCCAGCAAGCCGATTTTTAGATACAAATGATGCCGCAGGACAAACAGATTGTATGAGAGAAATGTTGGTTGAGCACAAAGGTCCAATATATACATGTGAAAAAGATGATAGATGTCCTGGTCTAGTAGAATATCCTGTAGCCGAAGTGGTTGAAGATACAAAAAGCTGGTATTTAAACAATACCGTTGCTTATGCAGTAGCTTTTGCTTATTGGAATGATGTAAGAAAAATATCTTTGTTTGGCGTAGATTTTACCTATAAATCAAATCCTGGATATGCAGAGGCAGGCAGAGGGTGTGTAGAGTTTTGGTTAGCAAAATGTTTAGATAAAGGTATACAGGTGGATGTAGCACAAAGTTCTAGTTTATTAGACGCCAACATACCTTCAGAAGATAAATTGTATGGGTACCACAGGCTAAAAGACCAAAGGGTAGTAGGATTAGATAGTCATGGTTTTCCACATGTAAAAAAAGTAAGTGAAATACAAATGCCCGAAACAAAAAAAGAAGGTGGTTTGTTAGATAGATACGACTCGCATAAAAAAGGCCCACCAGAACCTAATAAATATTAATTATGTCTAATTATAAATATCATTTATGAATCAAAATGGAGAACCTAAACTAGGCCAAATAAAAGTTGTTACATCTGATAATGGTGGACACTCTCCAGAGTTTTGGGCTGAAGAGTTAACAAATAAAATAGTTTCTTATTCACAAAACCAAGAACCACATATAGCACAACAAGCTGCTGCTTTCAAAGACGCAATATATCAAGTTTGTTTGATTTATATTAATAATGCTTTAAAATCATACAAAGGTACGGTCATACAAGAATTAATAAAAGGTGGCGAAACCGATTTAGCAAATATTATTAGGAGACTATAGATGGCAATATCATCAGCTTTAACAACAAGTTTTAAAAAAGAACTTTTACAAGGGGTTCATAATTTTGCATCAGGTGGCAATTCGTTCAAACTTGCTTTATATGCAGGTGCAACAGCTTCTTTAGGTGCAACTACAACGGCATACGCTACAAGTTTAACTGGTCAAATAACAGGCACAAACTATACAGCAGGAGGGGCAGCACTTACACCTGGTATAGCAGCACCTTCGTCAACAGGCACAACAGCTTTTGTTGATTTTGCGAACTTAACATTTTCTACAGCAACAATAACAGCAAGTGGATGTTTGATTTATAACGACACTAACTCTGATAAATCAGTAGCAACAATTAGTTTTGGAGCATCAAAAACTTCAACTGCAGGGGATTTCACAATAGTTTTTCCGACAGCAGGGGCAAACGCAATAATTACTATAGCTTAGGGGTGCAAGCCCTATGTCTATAGATACAGGTTGGGGCAGAGATAGCTGGGGTTCTGGTCCTTGGGGTCAGCCAGCCGATATAGAAGTTTCTGTATCTGGTTTATCAGCTACATCCGCACTCGGCACAACAGGGCAATCAGCCGCTGCAAACACACCAGTTTCTGAACAAGGAGCAACTTCTGCTCTAGGTACACTATCTTTTATAGGTAAAGCTAACGTACCAGTAACTGAAAGAGGAGCTACAGCCTCTTTAGGCACTATTGTTGTTCATGAAAATGAAAGGGTGACAGTCTCTGGACTATCAGCGACAAGTGGACTTGGCTCTGTTTCTACTATAGCCAAAGCAAATGTCTCTGTAAGTGGCCTACAGGCAACGACAGGTTTGGGTTCTGTTTTAATTTGGTCTTTGGTTGATACAAGCCAAACTCCAAACTATAATGATGTAACAACTACACAAACACCAAATTGGACAAGTTTGTAAAAGGATAAAATATGGCAACGTATGTAAATAACTTAAGACTTAAAGAAATAGCCACAGGTGATGAATCTGGAACCTGGGGAACATCAACAAACACAAATTTAGAATTAGTAGGAGAGGGGCTAGGATTTGGAACCGAAGCAATTACAACCAATGCTGATACTCATGCCTCAACTGTAGCCGATGGCTCTGCAGATGAAGCTAGAGCTATGTATATTAAATATACAGGTACCTTAGATAGTGCCTGTACTATAACAATAGGGCCAAACACATTAAAAAGAGTACATTTTATAGAGAATGGAACATCAGGCAGTCAAAATATAATTATAAAACAGGGTAGTGGTTCTACCGTAACTATAGGACCAGGTGATGTAAAAGTAGTTTATTTAGATGGTGCGGGCTCAGGTGCAGCAGTAAATGACGCTTTTGCAAGTTTATCTACAGTAGATTTAAAAGTAAGTGATGATTTAACTGTTACAGATGATGCTTCTGTAGGTGGTGATTTATTAGTTAGTGGTGAAGTACAGACTGCTAATATAGGTTTTACTGATGGTGATAATGCCATCACTATTGCAGATGGTGGTGGTATTACTGCCGCTAATGGCATAACTTCAACAGCCGCATCAAACTCTTTTGGAGCTACATCTTTTAATGATGCCAATATAACTAACGTTGGTGATATTGCATTGGATAGTTTATCAGCAGATGGGTCTAGTATTTCAATAGCCAGTCCAGTTGTTATAAATGGTACAACACCTAGTTTAACTATAGGTGATGCAGGAGCAGAAGATACAAGTTTAGTTTTTGATGGCAATGCAAAAGATTTTTATGTGGGTCTTGATGACTCGGCTGATAAATTAGTCGTAGGTGTAGGCTCAACAGTAGGTACAAACTCAATACTAACTTTAGATGATGACTCACTTGTTATAGGTGATGGAGCAGCAGTTGATACTTCTATCGTCTTTGATGGTAATGCTCAAGACTTTTACATTGCACTTGATGACTCTGCTGATGACTTATTAATAGGTAATGGCAGTACAGTAGGCTCTAATGTAGCTATCGGTATTAATGAAAGCCAAGTTGTGCAATTTAATGGAGCATATACTTTCCCAACATCAGATGGTAGTGCTGACCAAGTTTTAAAAACAAATGGTAGTGGAGCTTTATCATTTGGCTCTGTATCTGCGGGAACACCTACTTTGATTTCAGACGCTGATGGTGACACTAAAGTTCAATGTGAGGAATCCTCTGACGAAGATAAAATTAGATTTGATACAGGGGGCACGGAGAGAATGAGAATAAATGACAGCGGCCAAGTATCTATTAATGATTCAACTGACCCTGACGATAGCCAAGAATTTTTACAAGTTAGAAATACAAATAAATCCGTTGGTCCACTAGCAATAAGAAATGCCTCAGGCGACCAATCTTCATATCGAATGTTACATTTTTACAAAAAGGAAGAGACTAGCCCAATCGCACAAGGTGGTGTTGATATTACAGGTTCGTCTGTTGGTTTTTCATTTTTATCTGATGAAAGATTAAAAGATGAATTAGGTCCTGCTGATGGTATGAATCTTATATCTGAACTAAATCCAATCAAGTTTAAATTCAAAGATGGTACAGGTACAGGCTCACAAGGTTTTACAGCACAAGCATTTAAACAAGCCTTTGATAATGTTGGCTCACACCCAAGGGGTGTAGAAGTGCCTGATAACCCAGATGACTATTGGTATTTAGACGATACTGCTTTAGTACCAAATTTAGTCAAAGCTATACAAGAGCTAGAGGCTAGAATATCAACTCTAGAGGGTTAAAATGCAAGACAAAAGCTTTTATTTAAATATTTTGCAACTTATAGATTATTCTTGTAAAAACGGAGCTTGGGTTGGTAAAGATTTATCTTTCGTTTCTGTGGTAAGAGAAGAAACCGTTAAAAGATTACAAGAGTCTGAAGTTGTAGAACAAAAAAAAGATAAGGATAAAAAAGATGTGGAATAAATTTTTAGAAATGTTAGGCTTTGTATGGGTTCGTCAAAGGGATAAAGATGGTAAATATATTCCTGACAACAAAAAAACAAAACACAAAAATGAGGCTTGGAAGAGAGTCTGGAGGTATAAAAAATGATGTATTTTTTAAATTGGTTAAGTGATTTACTTATTTCGTTAAGCGTTGTTATTAGTTTAGCTTCAATCTTATCAACACTCACACCTAGCGAGAGAGACGACAAATGGATAAGCAAACTATATGATTACTTAGATGTAATCGCTTTACGATTTAAGGTAAAAAAATAATGGCAAGAAAAACGGCTGCAGACGTACATTTAGAACTTGCTGTGCATGAAAAAGAATGTTCAGAGCGTTGGAAAACAGCTTTTAGTAAGTTTGAAGAAATAGATACAGATGTAAAAGAAATCAGAAATAAAATAGATGCAGGAAATAAATCTATTATTGGTCTGTTAGGTATTCTTATTACAAGTATGATTACTTTGATATTAAGAAACTTTTTGGCTTAATATAAATATTAGTTATGATTAATATAACCACTATTTATAACGGAGGGTCTTATGGCTTTTACGCAAAGAGTTGGCAGAGCTGGCGAATATTTAGCAGCAAGCTACTTAATAAGACATTTTGAAGAGGTTTTTGAAGCCTCATCTAGTTCGAGATATGACTTCCTAGCACAATCTGCAGAAGAATCCTACAAAATACAAGTCAAAACAACAGAGTCTCCATTTAAACACCATTCTTCAACATATGTGAGATGGGACATGTATAAAAAAGTTAATAAAACAAAAAAAACATATGCAGCAGAAGAAGTAGATATATTCGCTTTTGTATATTTGCCAGATAATGTTGTTGAATTTGTAGCAAATTATAAAGTAGGAAAAAAATATCAGAAAAAGGTAGAATATTTAGATGAAATAGACACATTAAAAAGTTTAAGAAAGTCTATTACAATAGTTGATGAGTTAAAAAATGCCGTTACAAAAACTACAGTTTAATCCAGGAATAAACAGAGAAGGTACTGCTTATGATAATGAAGGCGGTTGGTTTGATTGTAATTTAATTAGATTCAGGTCTGGTAGGCCAGAAAAATTTGGTGGTTGGAGAAATCTAACTAGCACTTCTATTACTGGAACTGCAAGAGCTTTACATAATTGGATTGCCTTAGAGGGCACTAAGTATTTAGGCATAGGCACACATCTTAAATATTTAATAAAAGAAGGCACCTCAATAAATGACATAACACCCATAAGGTCAACGACTTCCGCTGGAGATGTAACTTTTAGTGCCTCTAATGGTTCTTCTGAGATAACAGTTTCAGATACTGCTCATGGTGCAGTCAAAAACGATTTTGTAACTTTTAGTGGTGCTGCTTCTTTGGGTGGCAATATAGTTGCTGCCGTACTTAATCAAGAATATCAAATAGACAGTATAGTAAATGCAAATTCATACAAAATTACAGCTAAAGATACATCTGGCTCAACAGTAACTGCTAATGCTTCTGATAGTGGTAATGGTGGTTCTAGTGTGGTAGGTGCCTATCAAATAAATGTAGGCTTAGATTTTTATGTTTCATCGACTGGTTGGGGTGCAAACGCTTGGGGTGACGGAGGTTGGGGCTCTGTTGCTACACTAGAAACAACAAACCAATTAAGATTATGGTCGCACGATAATTTTGGTGAAAATTTAATTATAAATGCCAGAGCGGGTGGTATATTTAGATGGTTAGAGAGTGGAGGACTTAGCACTAGGGCAGTAGAATTATCAGGTATTACTGGTGCAAATTTAGTACCAACTAAGGCCTTACAAGTTCTAACATCTGAGGTAGATAGGCATTTGATAGTTTTGGGTGCTGACCCGTTAAATACTGCAGGAACTGCTAGAACAGGTGCTATAGACCCTATGTTTATCGCTTTCTCAGACCAAGAAAATGAACTAGAGTTTGAACCTAAAATAGACAATACCGCTGGTTCTTTAAGACTATCTTCAGGCTCTACTATAGTGGGTGCCGTAAAATCTAGACAAGAGACAATAATCTTTACTGATACATCGGTATACAGCATGCAATTTACTGGTCCGCCTTTTACTTTTTCTGTAAATTTAATAAACGAAAATACTGGGTTAGTTGGACCAAACGCTGCAGTAACAGCACCACAAGGTATCTTTTTTATGTCTTATGATAATTTTTACGTTTATAACGGCTCAGTACAAAAAGTTCCTTGTAGTGTTTTAAATTTTGTTTTTTCTAATTTTAATAGTGAACAAGCATATAAAGTATCTGCATTTACAAATACAAAAGAAAATGAAATAGGCTGGTTTTATCCATCTGAAAGTTCGCAAGAAGTTGATAGATATGTAATCTATAACTACGAAGAACAAGTCTGGTATTTTGGTGAATTAGTAAGAACAGTATGGCTAGACTCAGGTGTTGAGCCTTTCCCACAAGCAGTAGGCAGTAATACCTTGTTTGAACACGAGTTCGGATTTAATGATGATGGTAGCGAAATGACAGGTGTTTTTATAGAATCATCTGATTTTGATATAGGAGATGGAGAAAGTTTTGCATTTTTAAAAAAAATAATTCCAGATATAAAGTTTTTATCTAGCTCAGGTGGTAACGTAAATTTAGTGACTAAAGTTAGAAATTTTCCTGGTGATAGCTTATCTACTATTGCAACCTCAACGGTAGATTCTACAACACAACAAAAGCACATTAGAGGTAGAGGGAGACAAGCCGTTTTAAGAGTTGCGTCAAATGATGGAGACGTAGGCAATAATAACGTCGGTTGGAGATTAGGGGCCACTAGGATGGACATAAGAACAGACGGCAGAAGATAAATGGCAAAACTTTTACCTACACGACTACCAGTCTCCTCTGGTGAAAATGTAAGTACCGAAATATTTAACAGACTTGTTAGGATTTTAGAAATCAATTTAGGTAGTTTTGACCCTGTAAATACGATACAATTAACTACAACTCAACGTGATAAGTTGAATTTTCAACCAGGCACGCTCATATTCAATACAACTACGGAAGTATTGCAAGTTTTTGACGGGACAGAATTTATTGATTTAACTACACATAGGACGTATGTTAGTAGTTTAAGTGCGACAAGTTCGCTAGGTAGTGTATCAGTTACAATAGGATAATGTTAGGAATACAGAGTTTAAAAAATAAAGGCAGATTTGGAGATACAGAATTAGCTCATGTGACTCCTGGTGAGGTGGTGTTGCCGCCTAATTTTCTACAAGAAAATCCAAAAATCAAAAAAGCTATAGAAAATATATTAGAGCAGGATGAAACTTTATTATCAGAATTAACCGTTGGTTCTGATATGGCATCTATTAATCCTGAAACAGGATTACCAGAATTCTTTTTGAAAAAAATAGGAAGATTTTGGAACAAAAAAGTTAAACCAATAGTAAATAAAGTAGCCAAAGTAGCAAAGTTTGTGCCTGGTCCTTGGCAGTTACCAGCACAAGTATACGATACAGGTCGTGTAGCAATTAATGTAGCTAAAGGAGACCAAGACCCTATGGCTTTAGTTAGAAATCTAGCTCAATCGTATGCGTTTACAAATATAGGATTTAAAGACGGCCAGTTAACAGCAGATGCCTCTGGTACTGGAACAAAATTTGGGGGTAGGGCTAGAGACCTGTTTAGTTCTAAATTTGGGGGTGGAGCTGATGCTGGTACTGGAGATGTGGCCGCTAAGTCTCCTATTGAAGAAATGGGGGGCTCTGCATCAAAAGTAGCAGGAGAAGAAACTAAGAAAAATATTTTTCAAAAAGCACTAGGGGGTGGTAAAAAAGCACTAACAGGTATTGGCAGCTTATTTGGTTTAAACCCAGATACATATGAGGGTGACAATTTTTTCAAAGATAGAATACTAGATGATTTAT